TGACGTATTGGCAGGGGCGGCTTGGGTGGTTGACTACAAAACAGGTCGATCATCCAAGTACGCTGATAAAGGACAGCTAGAACTTATGGCTCTCTCGGTGTTTAACCACTACCCAGAAGTAACAAAAATAAAAGCGGGTTTGCTTTTTGTTGTTGCAAAGAGTTTAATAAAAGAAACTTATGAAATTGACTCAGAGTCCATTCTTTGGAAGAAATGGTTAACAAAGTATGCTAATATGAAAATAGCGTTTGACAAAGATGTGTGGAACCCCCGCCCTTCTGGTTTATGCAAACGCCATTGTCCAGTGTTGGAGTGTCCTCATAATGGGAGTAACTAATGCCATATAAAAACAAGCCTAGACCTTATAAAAAAGAATATAAGCAACAGAAAGCTAGGGGCGAACACGCTGACCGTATGGAAAGACAACGCGCCCGTAGAAAAATGGATAAGAAAAAAGTAAATAGAAAAGGGAAGGACATTGCACATAAGAAAGCATTGAGCAGGGGTGGGTCGAATAAAGATGGCGTAACGCTACAAAGCCCATCAAAGAACAGAGCAGCAGGGGGCCGTATGAGTAAGCCACCACGCAAAAAGAAGTAGCTACAAGCTACCACGGAGAACAACATGAAGATAATAAGGGATAAGGCGTTACTGCTTAAAGTACGTAACCCTAAACAGATAACAACTGTGATCCCAAAGAGTAAGGAAATATCTATGAACGAAGTTGTCGTAAACTGGGGTATTGACGAAGTTCATACTCTAAAGAATTTAAATATAAACATGCCGTCACCTATTACCAAACGTTATAGCTGGCCGGGACAGTACAAGCCGTTCGAACATCAGAAAGACACGGCATCATTTTTGACTATGAATAAAAAAGCGTTTTGCTTCAACGAGCAAGGCACGGGCAAAACAGCGTCTTCAATATGGGCTGCTGACTATTTAATGAACCAAGGCAAGGTAAATAGAGTTCTCGTTATATGTCCACTATCTATAATGGATAGCGCATGGAGAAACGATTTGTTTTCCTTTGCTATGCACCGAACAGTCGATGTAGCTTATGGTTCAAAAGAAAAGCGTCAGAAGATAATTGAAGCGGGCGCAGAATTTGTAGTTATAAACTACGATGGTGTCGAAATTGTGAAGGATGATATAGCCAACGGTGGGTTTGATCTTTTCATAGTTGACGAAGCTACGCATTATAAAAATGTACAGACCAAGAGGTGGAAAACCCTTAACAAAATCATAGGAGAAGATGATTGGCTGTGGATGATGACTGGCACACCTGCAGCTCAAAGCCCTCTGGACGCTTATGGCCTAGCTAAAATGGTAAGTCCCTCATCCGTGCCAAGGTTCTTTGGTTCTTGGCGTGACATGGTAATGTGGAAGATAACACAGTTTAAATACAAACCAAAAGAGACATCCAAAGACACTGTATTCAAAGCATTACAACCCGCAATACGTTTTACGAAAGAAGAATGTTTGGATCTGCCTGATATGGTATACACCAAACGCATTGTTGAAATGACCCCACAACAAAAGAAATATTACGAAACACTACGTAAGCAGATGGTTATGCAAGTGGTTGGAGAAAACATTACCGCAGCCAACGCTGCTATAAGTCTAAACAAGTTGCTACAAATAAGTGCAGGGGCAATTTATACAGACGAAGGTGACACAATACAATTCGATATTAAAAATAGATATCAAGTATTAAAAGAAGTCATAGACGAGAGTAGCCAAAAAGTTCTGGTGTTTGTACCGTTTAGACATACGATTGATATGTTATCCAACAAGCTGCAGCAGGACCGGGTCACGTCTGATATCATACGAGGAGATGTTTCTGCGCCTAAACGTACAGACATATTTAACCGGTTCCAGTCAGATCCCGATCCTCGTGTTCTAATAATACAACCACAAGCCGCCGCTCATGGGGTTACACTCACTGCCGCCAACACTGTTGTATGGTGGGGGCCAACTTCATCGTTAGAAACATACGCACAGGCGAACGCACGAGTGCATCGGTCAGGGCAGAACCATAAATGCACTGTTATACAGATAGCGGGATCAAATGCTGAAAAACGTATTTACCGTCTTTTAGATGATCGTATTAATATACACACAGAAATGATAAATTTATATAAAGAAATACTTGACTAAGTATTATAAGTTACTATATGTCAGGAAAGTGACTATAAGTGGAGAACAATTAATGACTATAAGCGTCGATAAATTACTGAAGACCTATATAAAAATTAGAGGTAAAAGATCTGAGTTGTCTGCAGAGTTCAAAGAAGCAGACGAAAAGTTATTAAAACAGCAGGAAAAACTAAAATCTGCTATGTTGGACTATTGCAAAGAGCAAGGGGTGGACAGTGTTAAGACTACCAGTGGTATGTTCTACCGCACTGTCAAGCAGCGCGTTTGGACTAACGATTGGGAAGCTATGTTTGAATTTGTAAAGAAGCATAACGTTCTCGAATTTTTTGAAAAGCGCCTTAACCAAACCAACGTAAAGCAGTTTCTAGAAGAGAACCCTGATCTTCAACCTGCAGGTCTAAATGTGGACAGTGAGTACGTTGTTTCTGTGAGGAAAAACAAATGATTGACTTTAATTATAGTGCTACACCAAAAGATACAGAAGATACTCCATATGTACCTATCAACAAGGTTGCGGATTACTTTCAAGTATCTATATCCACTGTTCGTAAGTGGGTAAACAACGATTACATACCTGACGATACCTACATAAAAATAGGTGAGGTATATCGTTTTCGGTTACATGATGTGGAATCAGCGTTGTCAAAAGTAACTAAATCAGGACAAGCCGAACACTAATGTTAGATACAGCGTTTAATAATATCACTCTTGGAGACGGTCACTTTAAAAGGTCTGTCGGTGGTAAGCAGGAGCGTATCACTGCAGATCCGTTGAACGTGATTATTGTTAACGCTGCTAAGTTGGCTCGTACGTATTACAAAGATGAGTACGACCCGACAAATCCATCTGCTCCTACATGTTGGTCGTCAGACACTGTAGTACCTTCCCCTGATGTACCGTCTGGGCAACGGCAAAGCCACAGATGTATGAGCTGTGAGCAAAGCATTAAGGGATCAAGCACTGGGGGTGGTCGAGCTTGTAGGTACTCCCAACGTTTGGCTGTTATACTTGAGGAGCAGATGGACACTATTTATCAAATCCGCATCCCTGCGACATCTATATTTGGAAAGGCGCGGGACGGTAACATGCCGATGCAAGCATACGCAAAGTATCTTCATGGGCATAAGACAAGTTCTATTTCGGTGATAACGCAAGTTAGTTTTGATGCTAAGAGCGATATCCCTAAACTATTTTTTAAAGCCTTGCGTCCGCTCAATGATAAAGAGCAACAAGTAGCTTTAAAACAGAAGAGTAGCCCTGCCGCAAGCATGGCTACATTGCAGACTGTGGTTGTCTCAGAAGAGACTTCCATAGATAAATCACCGTTCGAAGTAGTGGACGGGTTCAAATATAAGGAGAACGACAATGGCGGAAGCCAATATACATTTGATTGATCGAGTTGTAGCCCTGTATCCAAGGTTAGACCAAACTTACAGGTATGATAAAAAGATACCACCTAATGGTAAGACAATACCGTGCGGACCTACTGAGGAGAACGCTAAATTTGAGATGGACTTTAAAATGACGGAAAGTCAGGCTAAAGAACTATACAGTCACATGAAAGCGGCATACAAAGCTGAAGCGACCAAAGATTGGCCTGATATGCCTAAACCTGTGGAAGTCTTTGATAAAGATGACGAAGGTAATTTCGTAGGTTCAGTGCAATTAAAGGGGCAGTTCAATGGTAAAATTACGGAACCCCCGTTAATTGTGGATTCAAATAACAAGAAGTTGCCACCTGAGTTTAAACTTACAACCGGTAGCCTTGTAAACTTGGGGGTAAATTTAGTCCCCTACAATATGAGTACTTGTGGTGTTTCGTTACGCATAAAAGCTGTGCAAGTAATTAAACTTAGCGAGAAGAAACAACATTCTCCTTTTGCTGCGGTTGACGATGGTTGGTCTCTAGACGATGAGGACGATCCATCCACAGTATTTTTAAGTACAGCAGATACTGCTCCTGTCGAAGAGGACGAAGTACCTGCACCGAAAAAGGTCTCCAAGAAAGCAGAGGGCGCTGCTCCGCCACCTGATGAAGACCTTGCGTCTATTGTTGATGATTGGGACGATTAACCCATTGGGAAGCATTAACAAT